GCAAAAATGGCAAGCCACATATTAGCATAGCCAAAGGCGGCTAAAAATAGAACTAAAAATAGGATAAATGAAAGAGATGGGGATGTTCGTTCTACTTTACAAATGTCGCACTCTCACATAAAATTAAATAAACAGGAAAAATTATGTCAAGAACACCAAAGTATAAAATTAATGTCAGTGAAGAACAATTAGATAAATTTTACAAAGCACTTCATGTTGGATCACCACTAAATGTTGCTTTGTCTTTTGCTGGTATCAGTAAGACAACTTATATCTTATGGATTGAGATTGCTTCCGTTGTTCGTTATTGTAAAGAGATGGATATGTTAAAAGAAGAAGCTGATATCTTACAAACTGGAATTGATATGTCTGAAATAAAACAAGAGATAGAACAAGCAAATGCTAATACTGGAAATTCACAAATCACAGTTTCAGCTTATAAGAAACCAAATGGTGAATCTATTTTGAGATATAGAAACAATCTTGCTTATCAAAAATATGCTGATGAAGTTTTTGAAATTATACAAAAGTGTGATTCGTTAAGAAGTGAAATCGTGCTTTATCATTTAACAGCAATTAGAGATGGTGCAAGAACAAGAGCGTCCAACACAAATGCAAGTCAGTGGTTTTTAGAAAGAACTTTACCAGATGTCTTTGGAAAGAATGATCCAACAAAAACTGATATTGAATCCATCACTCAAACAAAAGAAGTCAAGATTGAATTTATTGATCCAGACTCTAACGATTCTATTGATCGTGTTCGTAGGATGGAACAACAAGTGGAAGAACAATTAAATGGATCGAAATCAAAAGCATAATAAGTAGTATATAGTAAGTAGTAAATAGTAAATAGTAATATATAAAGAAAGTAGAGTAAGCAACTATAAATGAGAATACAATTACCAAAAGTTTATAAAGAGATTTTAGAATCAGACTGTCCGTATGTTAAATTGTATGGTGGAAGATTAGGTGGTAAGTCGAATGGCACTGCTATTATTGCGATTGCCGAAATGCTTAAACATCCTTATCATGATATTATCGTAGCAAGAGTAAGTTATGGATCATTAGCTGATTCTTCCTATGCTGAACTTGAAAATGCCATCAATCAGTTTGAAGATTTTTCTGATGAATTTATTTTAAAAAAGAGTCCATTGAGAATTGAAAGAAAGAATAAAGCTGGAACGATTTACTTTATCGGTTATGGTGGATCAAATACTTCCAGAACGAAATCTATAAGACCAAGACATAAGATAAGAATGGTAATCTTGGAAGAAACACAAGAATTGAAAGAAGAACGAAATCTTGATGAAGCACTTGCGTCTTTCCGTAGGCATTTTGGGGAAGATGTCCGAGTCTTTGTTTTGGGAAATCCACCACCACAAGAAGCTCACTGGTTCAATATTCACACTGAAAAAGTCAAACATGATCCAGACTGGATTGTTCGTAATGTCACATACAAAGATATTATTCCGTTCATTAACGATTATGATTTAAAAGAGATATTAAAAACAAAACTAACTGATGAAAATTATTATAAATGGTTTTATCTTGGTGAAACAACAAATGGAATAGGGGGTGTCTATCCAATGTTTAGGAAAGAACGCCATGTCATATCAGCACAAGATTTTGATTTTGTTTTAGAATCTTCACCACTACGAATCGTTGGTTGTGTAATTGGTGGTGATGGTGCTGTTAATCGTGACGCTACTGCTTTCGTTCCTATTCTTCTTCTCAACAACGGACAATCAGTTATAGCACCTATCTTTTATCACAATCCAAAAGAAGATGGTGTTATCGGTTATCACCAATTAGTTCAGGACAATCTCACAAGATGGTTTGATGAATTATGCAGAAGATTCCATTTAGGTAGTGCAAGAGAAATCAGAGAACATCCTACTATGAAACAAATTCCTATATGGATGAGAATTGATAGTGCCGCACCAGATTTAATTCAAGAGTGTCGATTCTTTCTCGGTGATCGTGTATCTATTGCACCTATTCATAAAAAGAATGTTATTGAAATGGTTGGTGTTTGTCAGTCATCAATAGCAAATGATAATGTTATGATTGTTGATTATGGTGGTTATTACGATTATCATAAAAATCAGTGGGTTAAAAAAGAAGTCAATTTGTTAGCAGAACAATTATCTCTCTTAATATGGAATGAAAAACAAAACAATTATGATCCAATTATTCCTAACGATGTTTGTGACGCATGGACCTATGGCAACTTTTTCTGGTATTCCAATCAAGAAAATATCCAGTATTTCAACATAATTAAACAAAACAATGTTTCAAATAGACTAATAAATGATATACTAAAAAGATAAGGAGTAAATTTATGGCAAAATCTACAAAAGAAAAAGAAACAAAAATTAGTTCGGAAAAAATCGAAGGAGTCAAAGAATCAGTCAAAAAGAAAGTAGTGGAAGAAACTACTCTCTCAAAAGAAGAAGAAGAAATTTTAGTCAAATGTCTTGAAGAAGCTAAAATGCCTGTCGAAATGTTAGATAAAGATTTAGTGTTAGGTGAAAGAGAACTTGATATTCGTAAATTATCTGAAAAAAATTTGGATCAAATGATGTTTCGTATGCAAATTCTCAATGTTGTTTATCAAAGACAACTTACACAAAATTTGATTGATATTGAAAGACTACTTATGGTTCTTCTCAAAAAACTCGGTGTCGAAGATGTAATCGGTGCTACTGATGAACTTCTTGAAGAACTTACTGCAAAAATTTATAGTAATAATACAAAAAAGAATTAAAATAAAAATATAAGCAGTCAAAATTAATCATAAACGAAAATAGGAAGGAACCATATATGGCAGAAAATAACGATTTATTAACACCTACTGAAAATGTTGTCACAAATGCTGATATTCCAGTTTGGCAAAGTGGTCTTGCTGGTGCAGTCAATGACACTTATTCTTATGGTAATAATAGTCTTTTCTATGCTTTAATGCCTACTTATTATCGTGATTATGCTTGGCGTTATATCAGAGTGGCGTGTCAATGGTTAGATGGTTATGTTTGGTCTTTACATCAATCTGGTATAAGTGGAATCATGAGTACTCGTATTGCTTCCAAGTTAATTACAGGATTAACAAAACAAATCGTTGGTGAAAAATTAATCTATAAAGTGGATAGTAAAGATATGCAAGAAGTTAAAGATACACTTTACTTTGTATCTAAATGGGCTGATAAACAAAACATTATAAAATCAGTTTATAGTGCTATTGGCTTTGCTCTTGGTATTGGAACTTCGCTTATTAAGATTAATAAAACTTCATCTGGTGAATTGTGGTGGGAAGCAGTGCGATTTGATTCCTGCTACTATATGGCAACATTTAAAAACGAAATTAAAGAAGCAACTTTTTTGATTCGTAATTATGTTGATACAAGAGAAGGTTATAACAACCAACAATTCTTTTTAGTAGAACATAGATATTGGAAAGAATATCAACCAGAAATGATTAAGAAACTTGATGGCACGATTGAAGTCATACATAAAAAAGGTGAAAAAGAAGCTGTTGTCACATACGAAGTCCATCGTTGTAATGGAACAGTTATGAATAATGTTATGCCAACTCATCTTTCAAGCAATAAACTTAATTGGGAAGAAATACCATCAGATATTCGTAAAATGATTAAACACGATTACGGTGCTTATAAAATTAACGAAGAACTTACACTTGGTTTAACTGATTTAGGTGTTGTTCCACTATTAAATGCTGAAATAGATTTATCAGTTCCAACTGGCACTAATTTTGGTGAATCAATGATTGTCGGTATTCAAGATGATTTAATCACTTATGAATTAGCAAGTTCATATTTAATCAGAGATATGTATTTAGGCAAAGGCACAGTCTATGTTCCTAAATCTTTAAATCTCGGTGATCTACAAGGTCAATACGAAACTGCTCGTGGTGGTGTTTTAAATGGTATCGGTGAAAATCGTTATGAAACTATTAAGGGTGTCTCACCAGAAGAACAACAAGTCATCGTTCAACAATTTAATTTAAGAGTCCAAGAGTGGCAAACAATTAAAGAAAATGCTTTAAAGAATATAGCAGTCAAATGGGGTATGAGTCCAAAGATTCTTTCTTCATTCTTGGCAACAGGTCAAGCACAAATGACAGCAACACAAGTCGATAGTGAAGATGATGTATCTATTGCTTTCATTTCTCACACACGAGCATATTTTAAAGACGCATTAAATAAATTATTAGAGATAACATTAAATTATTATGGTTATCCAGCAAATGTCACAATAGATTTTGCAAGTCCAAGTCTTGTTAATAAAGATAGAATACTTGATAGAACTATTAAAGAACTTCAAGAAGGTTTAATTGATTTGGATGAAGCTATTAGAATATTAAATCCAGATTTAGATGAAGTCGCTTTACAAGCAAAAATTGAATCAGCAAAAATGCAAAGAGATCAAATGATGATGGCACAATTTAACGAAATGAATCAAGATGGAACATTCGGTGCTGAAAACAATTATGAAGATATGGGTGGTGAAAATCTAAATGGATCAACAGCACCAATCCAATAAGGAGATAAGCTATGGAACAAACCAATTTAAAGAATGGAATCCAAAACTTAATATCTGAATCTAACATTGATCCAAAAAGATGGTATAACAATGGAAGATGGGATTATAGTGACTAATGAAAACCGTATCCACTGATTCGTTATATCAATCAACTTTCTTACCTATCTTTCAAAATGCTGAAACAAGAATAAAAAAACTCATTACTTACTATTTCTATAACAATCTTTCCAAAACTGAATTAAGAATAAGAATAGCAGAAATAATAAAAGAAGTAGGGAAAAAGATTCCTACCGATTTACACGATAAGAAAGCATACATTGATGGACTGATTAAAAAGTCCAATTTAATGATTCAAAAATATTACGATAAAGCACTAAAAAACTTTTTTGTTGTTAGTGGTATTTTAATGTCTAATGCTGAAAAGAATAATATTAGAATAAATAAACCTGATAGTCCTAAACAACTTATAGAAACTATTAACAAGAGAAAAGATTTGAAATACGATTTATGGGCGGAACAAAAAGGTGCTATTCGTGTTAAGAATTATGAAAAAGAGATTAAGTCTTTTATTGAAAAAGTATCAGATGAAGTCATAACAACGAGTGAAACAGGGAAGAAACCTATCTCATTATGGCAAAAGGCTGAACTTGATATAAGACACGATAAACAAATGAAAATGCTATCCGATTTAAGAGATAGGGGTGTTCGTTATGCTTGGACCAGTTCTCATCCAGATTGTTCTAAAAGGTGTGAAAAGTGGCAAGGTAAGTTATTTAACATTGATGAATCAGCTCATAGTGAATTGACTGGTTTTAGAATGAAAGAAAAAATTGATGGTTATACTGTTTATTGTTTAGAAGATGTAATGGCACAAACTGATAAATATGGTTATCAAAACAATATCATTAACGGATTTAACTGCCGCCACCATCTCATTGAATATCAACCAAAATCAGTGCCACCAAAAGAATATTCTGCTACTGATATTAAGAAAGAAAGAGAAATAGAGAGCAAAATTCGTGATTTTGAACGAAAAATTAGAGATTTTAAGACAAAAATGAGAAACTTTAAGGGTGTAAATGAAAATGCTGTTAAATTTTACGAAAAAAAAGTGAAACATCTTGAAAAAGTTTATAAAATATATTGTGAAAGCAACGGTTATGCTTGGGAACAATATAGGATAGATATTTAAGAAAGGAGTATTTATGCCAGAATTTAACTCAATGAAAAACGGAATCAATAACATGATTCAAGAATCACAAAAAGAACCTGTTATTAGTGAAAATCAAAGAAAACAATTTGACATTATTCAAAAAGAAAATCCTGCTATGGATAATTATCATACATGGGTAAGAAAACCAGAAGATATTAAAGATTATAAAACAGCTTTAAGTGATCCAGACTATGAAGGGGATGATTTATATCCAGATTTCAAAAGAGCTGATATAGATAAAGCACTTAAAA